GCATCATCATAAATAGTCCTAATAACTGTGCTAAATGTTTCACCTGCGGTGGCTTTGTATGAACTTGGCATTTCTGGTTTATTTTTCTGCAGCCAATGAATGCCTGCATTGTATGTACCCTTTTTTAAAGCTTCATAGAATAACCAATTAGTCCAGTCGCCTATTTGTTGTTCTGTATCAGCTTGCCACTTTTGAAAATCATTCATTATTTTTATCCTCTTTTCTTTATTAATTACCCATGTATTGAGCGTCAAACCAATCTACTGCCAGTTGCTGCCAATAATCTTCACCATATGGATCACTAGCATTAGCGAAGAAATCACCTAGCATATCAGTTATTCCATCAGCGCCAATTAAATCAGCGAATTTAGCTAAACTATCAGTTGCAACTAATTGGTCAATAATAAAGCCTTGTGCAGTATCATAATCACAATTTCTGTCACCAAAAGTAACTAGATTGCCGNTTACATCAAAAGCAGTCCAAAGGTCATAGCCTTGATATTCTTTTCTTTCAGTTTGTTGATCTTGATATTTAGCCTCTTTCAACATTTCTTTTCCTGATTTTGCTTCCATTTTGTTACCTCACTANTAAATTAGAAATAAAAATACATATTTGGATCAATATAATGGAAATCCCACTGCTAATTAATCCCCATTTCATAAAGGTGGCAAAAGCATCTGCAATATCAGATAGCCGTTGATTAAACTTTTGCATTTTTCATTCTCCTTTTCTTGTTCCAACTTTGAGCTTCAGATGGTAAAAAAATATCATCTAATGGTTTTTGAAACAAATCACTAATTTTAAACATTTCTTTTGCATTAAAGAAGGTATGACCAAGTTCCTTATTTCTGTATGTAGTAGGAGTAATACCTAATTTTTCAGCCATATCTTCTTGGGTTAAGCCTTTATGCTTTCTCAAGGCATATAATTTGTATTGCATATGTTCACCTCATTTCTTTGTGTTCCTTTTTGGAACATCTTTATAGTAGTCCCATATCGAAATTGTGTCAACACTTTTTTTACTATTTANNAAAAAAATGTTCTAAATAGGGCTTTTATTTGTNCATAATTANCATTAAAGGACTAAGCAATTTGGCTTATCTCATTTCAATACCTTTTATCCTTCTTGTTTCGGTAGTCTTCAGAGCGTTTATTTTTAGATAATTCTTTATCAATCAAGCCCCTAAGCCATACGAGTTCATTAGCAGTTGCATACTTGAAAATGAAATTCTTAGCTCTTGAGCGGTAGGAATTAATCTTGTACCTATTTTTGTTTTTCAAATAGTATTTTTTTTGAGCTTTTTTCTCCGATTTAGTTCTTGCCATTATTTACCCCCTTTTGATAATTAATCTTGCACCATTAACTTGCTCGTTAGTTACACCCACGCGTTTCTTGGCAGTTTGGTAAGCTTTAGAGTGCTTACTACCAAGTAAGAGCTGCATACTATCCACTATATCAATCCCAGTATCTTTTGTAGTTTCTTTCATTTCATGAACGGCAACGCCAAGCAGTTTGCCCTTCTTGTTGTATCTTACTTGATAGTTGATGTAGTCATCTTTTGACTGACCGGCCGGAATGATTAAGTGGGCCCGTTCATCATCAGTTAATTCAGTATAGGATTTAATTGCGTTTATGATTTGTCCATTGTTTGCTTGATCTTTAATAATCATTTTAAATACCTCTTTCTTTTTATTTTACCTACATTTATATAATACCATATATATGAAGAAAGTCAACTAAATTGGCGATTTTTTTAGTTCTCGTAAACATTTGCAAATAGATCTTGATGATCTCCAACAAGCTTGTCGTGTTTGTCAATTTCTTTATACATTAATTTAGAAAATTTAATCAACTTCTTAGCCATTCCCTTATATGGAGTAAGCTTACTGCTTTTAATAATTATTTTTTGATATTTATCGATGTTGTCTTCGCAATTACTAATTGCTGCTTCAAACAATTCGTTCAATTCGTCTGGATCTTCATAGCTATCTAAGTATCTCGTATCAAATGTATCTAAATACTTTTCAAAATCAGTCATTTTTATTTACCTCTTGTTTTTTTCTATTTCTCTTGACGCTTATATAATACCATATATATGTATGAAGTCAATAGAAAAAACTAGGTTTTTTAAATAATTGTAACGAAAAAAGCCACCCCAGGGAATTACTCCCCAGAGTGGATTTCGATTAAAAGCATTAAATATTTAATGCTGTGCTTTTTCAAGATCGTTCATTAGTCATCAGCTTCTTCTTCATCGAAATCTGATAAGAAGCCCATACGCTTTAAATCTTCTAACATGGTTTTTACATCATCGTCTCTGCAGTTTTCAAAGTCGATTAAATCTTGACCGTCTTCATTTTGATCCTTAAGAACTGCATTTTCAGCAATAGCGTCATAAGCTGTGTCAGTATCACTTGGATCACATTTAAAGCTAACTGAAGCTTGATTATCTACAAATCCATTTAATTTGTTACCTGCATAAATTGTATATTCTTTCATTTTTATTTACCTCTTGTTTTTCTTCTATTTCTCTCAACACTTATATAATACCATATACAAGCAGAAAGTCAACTAAAAATTCAAAAAAGTTTGATATATCAGTGTCAACACTATGAAACACAAAATAGCCACCCTGAGGATTTTTCCCCAGAGTGGCTCTTTAAATTATTTAGTTAACTTAGCGTATTCTGCTGGTGCCCCCTTATTAAATAGAAAATGTGCCAGTCATAACTTGCTGATATTCTTTGTCCCATTTACCATGCAAGCATTTGTTAATAATGTTCCTTTGCCCTTTGGGTGTTACTAGTGTTTGTGACCAAGCCTTGCCATTAGTAACGCCGTGTCGAACCACAAAATAGCCGCATTTAACTTTACTGCCCATTGGTTCACAACTATGCTTTGAAATGTATCCTTTTAATCTCAGCAACTCATACAGTTGATTTTGACCAATTACAAAGCCCATTTTTGTAAGATCAGCAGCTAACTGTCTCACTTTGCAAGAATGATTGGTAGCTAACATTGTGTGCGAGAAAATTATATCAGGTTCTTGATCTTGAAGCTGTTTTGCTTGTTTGGCGTTAAGCTTCTTTTGTGCATCTAATTTCTCTGCTTGATCTGCTGCTAAACGTAAAGCTTCAGGTAGTGTTTTAGGAATATCGAACTTTGGAGAAGCAAGCTGTTGCTTTTTAATTAAATATTCCATCTTGTTGAATGCTTCAATATATTCAAGTTTGAACTTCATAGCTTCCTTGCCGGTAAAGCCCATAGCTAACAGCGTAAAGCCATCACGATTCATGTAATACATTGGCTGCTCATGATTTTGCTGATTAAAATAAGTACTTTTAACGAACATATTTCCGACTGTCGAATTTTCGACAGTCAATTTTCTAATAGCTTCCATAACGTGTTGATGCTTTTTACCAAAGCTTTCAGCGACTTGCAAGCTAGTAGTAACTGCTTGCTTATTTTTCATGATTACTAAATCTTCCATTTTGATTTTCCTCATCAATCTTTTCTAGTTACGAAATAATCATTATTTTGTTCATTATTTTCATCTGTCAACTTTTGAACTAACTGGATTAATTTATCATTTTGATTTTGAAGCTGATCTAATTGTTTAATTAAGAGCCAGTTTTGCTCAATAATTCCTTGTTGAGCTTGTAATAAGTTAAATAATTGATCTTTTTCATCGTTAGCAAACGTTCCAAAAAAACTAGTTCCCCATAATTGATCTCTAATTCTTGCAACTTGTTTCAAGTTGTTTTTATTTAAGCCACTTAGTCCATGGCTGCTCATCCAAACATCAAGTTTTGCTTGTTTTTTAGCTTGCTTTGCTTTTAACTTTGCTGCTTTTTTGGCAGCTCTTTCTTCTGGTGTTCTAAAAAGTCCCATTTGTTTCTCCTTACCATTTTAATTAGTTCAAACAACGCTTTTAGTTTATTTAACTATTTGCAATAGTTAAAAGCACTAAAAAAAATATCATCTTTATTAACACCAAAGTAGTCAGCAATTTTTTGCATCATTGATGGTCTTGGCGTCATTTTCCCTCTTTCCCAAGCCGAAACGCTTTTTTGAGTTGTGCCTAATGCTTTGGCTAAATCCTCTTGCGTCATATTGCGTTCAACTCGAAGTATTCTTAACTTGATTAGCATTTTTTTGCCTCCCTCATTGACTTCACTTAGTATATTATACTAGTTAAACTAGTAAATCAAGTATATTTTTGTAACACAAAAAAGCCACCCCAGGGAATTACTCCCCAGAGTGGCTTCTTTGATAGATTTAGAGGGGTTGATTTTTTCACTTCCTCTCATATAAATATTCTAATTAATTATAATACGATATAGGCTCGGTTGCCTGTGACATACACCTGTTTTCCATGGTGTAGCTCCTTGATTTTTAAGAAGCGCCCGACACGACCTTGAATCTCGACCTTTGAGTTAAGAGCCAAGCCGTACACTTTTCCAGCGTCTGCCTTTGGTGCATCTAAGGCGTGAGTATGTGGCATCACGATCTTGGCAACGCCATGTTTGGCATCGTTGTATGCGATCGGATTAGTCTTGACATAGACGGCACGGCCATCGAAGTATTGGTTCTTGCCAACCTTAACAGCGCCATTTTCCAAGCCGAAGACTTGCCAGACAGAACCACAAGGTTTTAGCTTTGATGATTCTTTTTTATCAAGTTTGGAACTAGTGTAGACATATGCTCCTTTGGCGTTAGACACAACTGCAACAGCACCAATGTTCCACTTAACAACGGGGTGCTGAGAGAGCGATTCTGCGGTCTTGTTCGTTGATTTTGATTGAGAACTACCCGAACTGGTCTTTAAATCAATTAGAGCAATATTACCGTCAACGTTATAACCTTTGTAGTTATCCGTGAATTGCCAGATAGCAACGCCGTCCATAGATGGGAAATAGTTAAAGTTTGGTGTATCAATTCTGCCCATTGTAGCATATGATGCAATCCATAAACATGTGCCATACTTTTTAACAATTGTGGAAGTGTCAACGTGTTGCTTTAGGACGTATGCACCTGAATACAAGCCGACCTTATATCCAGCATTATGACACACTTGCATGAAAGCCAGAATTGCTTTGGTATTTGATGATCTACTACCAACAACAGAATTACCGTCACCTGTTTCCCAATCAAGCCATAAATACCGCTTCTTGCTAATGTTTTCTCGCTTAGCATAGGATACAAAATACTTTGCTTCTTTCCTAGCCCGACTAACCGAATTAGAAAATGTAGCAAAATGATAAGCATGGACATACATATGATGGGCATGTGCTGACTTTATTTGATAATGAGCTTTCGGATTAAAGTAGCTGCCGCCTTCCGTAAGCTTAACAATCATATACTTAGCTCCTGCAGCATGATAGCTAGACATGCTAGTACTTTGATAGACAGCTACATCAACACCGTATTGTCTACTTGCCATTAGCTGTCACGCCCTTGCTTTGCTCGAATTCTGCAGTTTGGCCATTCTTTGCCGTGTTTTGTTGTTCTGGCTCTGAATCAGCTTTTAATTGATCTACTGGTTGCACAATGTCTTTTCCAGGAACGTTTTTTGCAACTTCAGGTTCAGTTGGATTGACGTCTTGATTTGCAATGTTCATAGAATTAACGGCTTTTTCGATAGCACCGTTAATTTGGTTAATAGTTACGCTCTTGATCCCAAACCAAGATAAGCCCTGCCTAATAATCTCGCTAGCAAAGTCACGCTTCTCTTGACCAGAACCGCCAATGTATTCTGCTTCGTGCACTGCATTGGTAGCTAATTTTCCTAGCACATCTAAGGCTTGTCCAGCACGTGTAGCACGGTTAATCTTAGCCTTGTCCTTAGCGTACACGCCTGCAATAATAGCAAGTAAATAACTTGCTACGGTAATTCCTAAATAAATCCAGTCTTTAATTGTCATGATGATTTTCCTTTCTTAATCTTTCATTTTCGTCTTCTAGCTGATCAACTCTAGCAGTTAATCGCTTTATTCGTTTATTCAGCCTGTCATTTTCATCGTCTAAGTTGGTTCTATCGCTTTTCTTGCTGTATTTTACATAGTTAAGATATAAAGTTACCAAACTTATCAAAAAAGGGAGGACGTACCCTAATAAATTGTTCAAGTGCGTCTCTCCCTTTTAATTTCTTTGACTAGGTTTTCTTAAATAAGCTACCTTCATAATTTCAATTAAATAGAATATTAGTAGCACTGTCCCAATGTGCCAGTGAAAATAACCAATTCCAATAACGGGTAAAAGCTCCGCAAAAAATAAAATTGATGCAAACCCTGCTAATACAGCTAATAAGAGCCCAACGATATAGTCATTATGCTTATCGAGTAAGCCATAGATAATTAATCCTAGACCGGATATCCCACCGATTACACCGACAAAGTATGAGTTAAAGTAATTTGCAAATTGGGGCGGCCAGAAGAAATACGTACGGTCGTGAACCAAAATCAAACCAATCATCAAGCCAGTTAATCCAAGAATCAAATAATCTAGATTATGCCTTAGCTTCCGCATGATCATCACCCACGATTTCATCGTATTCAGCTTCTGATAAGTCGCACCTGCCAATATAGCTATAAAGTTCTTGTTTGGTGATAAATTGACAATTATATTCAAACTTATAAATCTCAAACATTATTTTTTGCCTCCTTCAGTAGCGGTGGATGGTTGCGTTGGTTGAGTTACTGGTGTAGCTTGTTGAGTAGTTGATGCAGCAGCTGGTTGTGAAGGCTGACTATTTGTTGTTGATCCAGTTGGCTTTCCCATGAGTGCCCCCACTTGAGCATTAGTCATAGTAACCAGCTTAATAAGCTGATCCATCTTCTCGTCTTGTTGTTGACTAGTATCTGCTTCAGTTTGCTTGTCCTTCTTTAAATCATCAACACTTTGAGCAACAGTCTTGATATTAGTTTCAAGGTCTGCAATTCTTGCGCCTTGTTGTTGTGTTGCATTCTCAAACCATCCTGTATCACCGTACCAACTATATTTTGGACTGACCATATCAGCTGGTGGTGCAGTAACTACATCGGGATAGGAGTTTGCTTCCATCTCTTCGCTGACTAACTCTGGCACACATACAGGGTCATCGTTCAACCCTTGTCTTGAGCGGTAAACTACTTGCTCGCCAGCTTCAGGATTAGTCTTTAATAATTCATTCAATTTATCTGCTTTTTGTTTCCATTCTGGTACAGAACCAGTTGTGTTTGTATCTGCCATGTTTAATTTTCCTTTCTTAAATTATTTTTTTGCATTAAAAAGACCGCCTTCATTGGTGGTACGTTCTCGTTTGCCATAAACGACAGTCTCCTTTCAAGGTATAAAAATAGCACTCAATGAGTGCGTTAAATAAATATTTATTTAGAATGAAAAAGTTTACCACTTGAAAAATCTAAGATTACCCGATGAGGAAGAAAGCCCGAACGCCAAACCACGTGTTGGAAGCGGCAGTCCAGTCACTATCGCCATAGCTGTCCGCAGAAGCAAACTGCGAAGCAGAATGGATATCTCTTAGCCAAAAGGCACCGGCGCGGTTATTACACCGTTCTGGATCGTTTAATCTCATAAGCGGTAATTGACTATGTTCGTCGCCTGTGTTATACCAAGCACCATTCTTATTATTACCCTCCAAGACAGTTCCATAAATCATAACTTCATTAGGAATACCAACTTTAGCATCAACCCAATTACCTTGATCTGGCGCGCCACTGTCATCAACGTGAGTAGATACGATAGTTCTAAAACTCATCAGATTAGTGCCAAAGTCGGTTTCTAGTTTTTGCTGAATTTGTGGCAAATAGGTCTTGTAGAGTTTGGAACCTGCAAAACCGCCTGCAGTAGTATCAGTGTCGTTCATGTAGGGAGCAGTTTTACCATTTGGACTGAGTGTTTGAGTTGGTGTTTTTGACCAATCGCTTGGCATTAATAATAAATGATTGCCTAGATCACCATTGTCACCATGATGTCGCTTATAGTTGATACCAGCAATTACATAGTTAGAACCATTAATAGTGAAATAGTCACCAATAAACATACCTCTGAAGGTACCGTTTTGGATATTGGCAATATTTGTAGCAGTTAAAGCTCCTAGGTTCAAACCTCTAAAAATGTTGTTGTGGTTTTGTGCGTTATCAGGAATCAATCCATCTGATATTTCATTCCCATCTATAAAAAATCTTGCCATGTTTTTTCCTTTCCAAAATAGATTGTATTGATTGACTTACCATCTTTAATCATAGAGGCATCACCTCCATGATTCTAGAAAGCATTAGGCTTTTGAGGTAATTAAGAGACTTAACTATCTCCCTACCCTATTACTAGATTCCTGTCTATCCAACCTTCTGCTCTAGTAGACGGTTGAACATCCCAATAACATGAGATATATATTTTATCATTCCCATTACCATTCCCAGCTGTACTCTCAATAACATAATGATAAACATGAGAGGCGTACAAATCTTTCATTTCATGATTCAACCTCTTTTCGAGTATAAAAAAAGCCAGTGAAATTAATTCATTAGTATATTAAATAGTTCTATGCCCAATGATACATTCTTCATATTCATCATAATAGGTTTCAGAAGTACCGCTTTCATATTGTACCCTTACTTTGGGCCTTCCAATTAAATCAACACCACTGTATCCATCATAGATAACTCTTGTAACTTCAACATAATCACTAGTTACTGGTTCAATGTCATAAATCTTTGTACTGTAGTGAGTAGAAAGACTTTGTATATTATCAGAGGAGCTAACATACACTGTTGATCCGATTAGAGATTTTAACTTCTTATATTTAGCTAGTGCATCTTCATCATCTTGTGAATATTTATCGAAGCGTTCCCCACCTAACCAAAGTGATTGAACTGGTTTCCCATTTTGAAGCATTTAATTCTCCTTTCTAGATTACGAAACAATTACTAAAGTAGTTGGATGAGCTTTGGAGTAAGTTTCAGCATCAGAATCATTTGCACAATTATATCCTTCAATATAATTTTTACTTTGAAGATCATTGTATTCTTTTTGTACCTGTGCAATTTCAGTTGCTTGCGATGTTACCATTGCTTGCAATGTTGTGACATCTGACTTATCTGCTTTACCGTTTACTGTGTCTTGCAGACTTGTGACATCTGACTTATCTGCTTTACCGTTTACTGTGCCCTGCAAAACACCCTGCTGTTGTTGAAGCTGAACAATATCATCATGGTTCTTGCTAACAGTGATGGTCTCACCGTCAACCACAGCAGAAGTCGGTCCATTATCGGGATCATAGATATGGATACCGTCTTCGGTTTTAGATGCATCAAAAGCCGCCTGTGGGCTATCGTAGTCATCGTGGACAACTTTAAAAGTAACGTCACCAGTTTGACCATTGAAGCGAGTAACACCCGTATCAATTTGAATATTTCCCGAATCATCAGGATTAGCATGATTTACCGTTTTGACTTTGCCAGTGCTAGACAATTTACCATCAACTTCTGCTTTGGTGTAGTAGTTATCTAAACTTTTTTTGAGATCTTTAAGATCTTGTTCGGTAGAATTAGCTAGCCAATCTGTCCATTTGTTAGTTTTGTTATTAAAATATTGAACATATTGAATGTTTTTCTGCGTATCATATAAAACATGAATACCATCTTTAGTCGTGTCATTGCTGCCGATTGAAATTAAGTACCCATGATTACTATAATCTTTTGGCATATTAGTTAGATCTGTTCCATTAGCTGTTTGGATAGAAGTATTATGAATTTGAGAAATATCCACATCGTTACCAATATCTTCACCCTGATTAATTAAGCCTTTCGCCGCTAAATCTCTCAAAGCATTATCTAAGTGGGTTTGATCAATTGTTCCAGCTTCATTTGTAGTTAGATGAACCTGTGCATCATGACTGATCCCCATCAATAATTTAAAATCAACAGAAGCCGTTGCTTTACCGTTTGACCCAGCTACTAAAGTCTGAGTAGTTGCCGACGGAGTAACGGCTATTAATGTCTCATCATCACCAGGTACTACAGAAGCAAACCAACCAATTGCATTAAAAGTAACATCTTGAGTTAATTTAGCGTTGGTAAAAGATGCTTCAGCCGTAACAGTAGTATCGGTAACTTTAACAATTGAAATGTTAGTTGTTACTACATCCCCAGACAGTGAAGTTAATGCCATTAAATCTTCATCGGATAATGAACTGATGTCTTGGTTATACAACACTGCTTTAGTGTAGGTAATCTTACCTTGACCACCACTAACATTGTTTAATAACTTTCTACCAGCATTAGTAATGATTGTATTGTTAAATTTATCCATATAAATCCCTTCTATATTGCGCTAAGTTCATAGTGCTCACTAGCCATAATCGTTGCAGCTTGATAATCTTGTGACTTTGACTGAGATTGCCATCTGATACGGTTTAGCCAAATACCTAACGCTACTAACTGCTGTAGATTTGCTGTAATAATTTTTTCTTTTTTTAAATCGCTATCTTGATAAGCTAGTGGAATAGTTATATCAATATGCCGTACTCCTGTCTGCCAAATTTTAATAAATCGAGCATTAGTTTGAAAAGCAGTTGCCGAAATATTAACAATGCTTGGCAATGTCCCTTGAGCTCTTGACAATAACGCACGGATATAGATTAAGAAGCGATACAAAGCGTCATCATTAGCAGTTCGCGGCGCTTGCCGATCTTTGCCAAGTAGATCCAACGTAGTACCTTCTGCTTGGTTAATCTCTCGCCACTGTTCTACTTTTATTGAATCATCGCTGATTAGTTCTAATGGTGCATTTAAACTATCAACCAATCTATATAGATTGCTACCTGGATTCTTATCCCAGTGATCAGACGCTTCAGATAATAATTGATCTGTTGTCTCAATCGTCATTAGTAACCACCTCGATATTATCCAAATCACAATGCGGCACTTCAAATTGCTCTACCTTAATATCATCTAATCCAAGTGAAACTTTAGATAAACCAATCTTAACTGAAGCTTCGCTAACACCATCAAAACCGTAAACAGTCGGATATAGCTTAGTAAGATATACCGTTTGACCCATTTGTAAGTTATTAACGCTATCTGCAATTGACTGTTGTAAAGCTTGCTTATCATCATCATTATTCCATCTATCATTAACATTAATATTAACTTGAACAAAAATTTGCTTAGTTTTAGCAAAGTCAAAAGAAATGTCTCTAGGATTACCAGTATTATCCATGACAGTTACAGTCTTAGATCCTGTTAACGTAATACCTGCAGCAATATGATCTGCTAAAGTTTGCGCTATCTCTTGTTCTTTACCGCCTAAAACATAAATATGTACGGAATAAGGTGGATTACCTGAACTATCAACTTCGCTTTTAGGATTTTGCACGATACCAACTTCACGCACTCCAGAGATATTTAGAAGTGCTGATCTAATACCGTTTGCTGTTGGTCCAGGTTTTGCAGCATTTTCTAAAATGATCCTTTGTCTGTACGTCTCATCATCTTCTCTGTCTTCACCACCCTGCGCTTCTTCAGGATTAGTAACAGTGTCAATGTTGTCATCAGGATTAGAAACTACTGTGATTGTATTAGCTGATACGTTATTCATCGCACCAGTATCTTCTGACTGTACTTGTCCAACACCTGAATATGTACCGTCTTTCTGTTTCGCTGTCATAACATCGTTTAACAGGTCAAAGACAATGCCGTCTTCTGTTTCGAATTGTTCACCAGCTTGGATTAAATATTCATCTTCACTAGTAATAACGATATTAGCAATAGACGGTGTAGCAACTTTGCGGTTAATACCTACGTTACTGCCTAACCTATCTAATGCGGTATCGGTAGCGGTTGAAACAAAAGCAGAGTAATAAATCTGCTGCAGCTCTTGAATCATCATGACTTCACGCCATGCAATTAAGCGGCTAAGAATTCCAAAATTACTGTTACTTTCTAAAGAAATATCATTGCCAAACTTTGATTGAAAATCATCTTGTACACTGTCTAGTATTTCCTCGTATGTAGGTGCAACAAAACCATTAGGCGTTATCCCAAAATTAACTGCCAATGTTATAATCCCCCTTTATCTTGTCCGTGCTGTTATCATCATTTCTGACAGTCGCACGGAATGTAACTAATAGGTGACGACGTGGCAATTTCTTAAATTTAATACTGTCTATAGTTTCTACTTCAGGAACATTGGCTTTAATTGCTGCAGTCATATCAGCTGCAGCATTGTCTTCATTGAAGTTCTTACCGAGAAAGCTTTGATAATCAGCGCCCATTTTAGGGTCAAGATTAACCATTTCACCATAACCAGTGTCAAGAGTAGCTTTGATACGCTGCTCTATTTCCTCATCACCGTCAACGATTGCTAAATCATGCGTTAAAGGGTCAATTACCAAATCACCGTTATCATCAACCTGTAAATCTCGAGCCATTACATCACCCCTACTATTATTGAGTCGTTAGCGTCATGTAACCTTGAGCTATTAGGCATAAATGTTGCAGCTTTGCCATTCCAGTTGTCGCAATCTTTATCAAGCACTACTACAACCACAACAACACCCTTTCTCATATATGGCTTTGATGGAAGCCCACCAACAGCGTTTGAAGCTTTAATCTTTGCAATTAAATCATCAATTGCATAACAATTTTTAGAAACAGGTACTTCAAGATATTGTGCAGATTTTTCACCATCGCTAGTATTGGCAAGCGGCAATATATCAGCAATGTGCTTCTTCTTGTCGTATTTGATTACACTAGCCAAATAACAAACTTTAATACCGGTAAAAATACCATGATGAAATTTGTGCATTCCTTTATACCAGGCCTTTTGCCCTTCATCTTGTGAAATTGACATTCTACACCGCCTTTACAATGCAACAAGCGAGCATTGTGTCTGCGGATTTTCTCCATCGCTGGTATGCTGACCAGCTTTAACATAATACTTGCCCTTTAAATATCTACTGCTCATCTTGATGCCAACATTAACAGTGATTTCTGGCACTAAAGGAACCGTAATTTCCCAAGTTCCCTCACCATCATCACTGTCACTCTCGTTGTACGTTGGTGGTTGAATTAAATCTTGATCATCAATTACATACCAGGTTCGTTTGCTATTCTTAGGATTAACAATCTCAAGCTTGCCCTTAATGTACGTCATCTTAGAACCGGTCTTTTTAACCAGTTGTTTAATCAAAGATAACGGCTTACCTTTAGCAGTAATTGATTTCTTAATCTTTGGATTCTTAGCTAGATCAAGTTTAGATATTTTAATACCTGCTTGAGCAGCTACACCTTTGATTAGTGTTTTGTAGGTTTTACCCTTCTTATAAGTCTTATTGACTAAAATGGTTTTAGTGGCACGTGTTTTCACACGTTTTTTTCTATAATGGCCATTCTTTAAGACCTTGATTGTCTTATAATGATTAACCTTTTTACTCTTTTTAACTTTCAGCTTCCGGGCTTTAACATTGTTATAGTCAGTACCCTCAGTAAAAGTAATAACTAAAGTATCAGTTACACCATCACTCTGGTTCATATCAATTTTGGTGATATAGCCTTCTGAGATAATCTTCTTATCCTCACCCCAATTAAATGCCAAATAGCACTTTTGCTTTTTATGATAAAAGGCACGGTGTTCTTTAGACATGTTGTAAATAGTCACAGTATTAACTGGTGGTGTAGGTACATCGCTGAAATTAGCTTCAAACGCAAAAGGATAGTTATGCTTATACCGTTCATTATTAGATACAGTCTGTTTAGTACCCTTTGAATTAGTTACTACAAACCATGAATGTGGGTTCTTGGTTATAATTGCCATTAAATCCCCACCTCATCGTCTGTCATGTCGTCAATATCTTCATCAGGGTCATAACCCAACGGTTTAATTGTCGGGTCAACAGTTTCAGAGCCGTTTGGATCAATTACATCAAGGTATAATTGCACGTTTTTACCAAAGTTACCTTTACCGGCATCTTCAGCATTATTAGTCTCATCCATCACCCTCAGGTCTGTGCGTGGTAACGATGTATTAGGTATATCAATACCCACAAGCTGCCCTAATAGCAGTGGCTCTTGATCTAATAACGTCTGATCGCTTTGCTGAATAGTACAGGTGTAATAATCTGCGACAGAATTATAATCAATCCTGAAAGTGTAAACTTCGCCTGCTAGTTGAATATCAAAGATATCAGGCAGGTTATTAACATCAATCGGAACATAATCCCGCATAATTTTTTCCTCCAAAACAAAAAGAGGGCCGGTTTCCCAGCTCTCTTATTTAACTCTGATTTTCTGACCGGCATAAATAAGATTGGCATTTTTAATATGATTAACTTTCTGCAGCCACGAAACAGATTTTCCGTAACGTTTAGAAAGTCCCCAAAGCGTGTCACCAGACTTAACAGTTAAAGCCGTATATTTCTTATTACGACTTCCTGCTGTAGTCTTAGATGACTTTGAGGACTTTTTGTGCGTTTTCTTTTTTGTGGTTGTTATATTCGCTGCATAAACGAATTGAAAAGTAATTGATACTTGTAAGTTATCTTCTAACTTATCAAATTTCTGTTGCAAGTCTGAAATCATCAAGTGCTTGTAGTAAACATTGCCTTTGTAGGTTAGTTCATAGTGCCGACTATTCCAGGTACGTAAGGTATAAAACTTCTGCAACGCTTCAGCTCTAGTCTTACCGGTAATTATTCCAGATATACTTACTTGCTTACCTGAAATACGGGCATAGTTAGAACGTGGTGATCCAGTATCAACTGGATAACTAGTAATATTTGAGGAAGTATCTTCGCTTTCAGTCTCAGTCGGTGCAATGTAAATAATAGTTGAATCACTACCATCGGATTGATAGATAGCCGCATTACCTTCATTCAGGTCACTATATTTGTGACTCTGAATCTCAGCAGCTATCTTATTCATCGTATGGGCTGCTTGTACGTCAGTAACATCTTTATATTTACTTTTCGCTTTTTTTAAGCTTTTACTTTCTTTCTTATATCGCTTATTATCAGCTGATGCTTTCTTAGACCACTTCTTACTTAGATTAGAATACTTACTACCGTGTTCGTGTTTAGCTAACTTCTCATAATGGCTAACTTTTGACTTAGCTTTTAAGTAACTGCTGTGAGCTTTCTTGGCTCTTGATTCGTACTTGTCTACGGACTTTTTAGCCTTTTCTTCAGCTGTAGTTAGCTTACGTTCAGCCATAGGCTACCCTCTTTACTAATACACTTCTGGATCAGTACCAAATTCATCACCAATCTTTTCAAACAAATCTACTAATTTACGCGAAATCACATTAGCCACGTCTTTAGCTTCATGCTTCGAACTAATATCACCGTTAATATTGATATTGATTACTGGCTTAATTACCTTCTTAGGTTTTGGCTTCTTGACATGAACTTTTTTAATTAAATTATCAACATTAAATTTCTTTTTACTGTCGCTGTTGGAATAGATATGAACAGGGTCTTTAAACTTTGCCAATTCTGGACCGTGTTCACCAACTTTAACGGTTTGGCCAACAACAGGATCACCGCCATTAGCATAGCCAAGAGCGCTAGCTATTTGCTTCGCACCATTAACGTGTTGAGCAGTGTAGCCACCACGCTCCCACTGGTTACTAAACTTAGCGGCTAATCCAGTGACTGAGCCACCACCGTTTAGGACAGAACGAAGGACTGAACTATCAGAGCCATCACCATGTAAGGCGTAATTGATTTGAGCAGCTGGTGAATTCCACTTCATACCGTGCCGTTTAGCAAAAGCACGTAAAGCACTAGCTCTACCGCCAAGCCATTGACCTAAACCAATCGCACCACTAGAGTTGGCAGCGCTTGGATTTAATCCGGATTCAAACGACCAGTTACCAATAACAGCGGCGATACCTGCTCTAGTTGCACTTGGATCAGCTGATCTAAATGCCTTTGCTAAAGCATGGGCACGCGCACCAATATCTCCACCGAGTGAAAATGCGCCAGACATGCCTAAGCTCTCGCTTAAGTGTTTCTTGATCCATGCAATCGCAGCATGACCAAGCTCACGTCTAGCCAATGACATTAATCTCTTATTTGCTCTGTTATTCTTCTGCTTAGCGTTACGTAAACCACGGATACGATAATAACCATATCCCATTGACTTAGGTGCATCGATTGAAGATGTAGTAGCCCGAGGCGGAGTCTCATTAAACATACTGTGAGCACTTGGGTTTTTAATAATACCCACGTGTCCAGCTGCACCGTTCCCGTGACCATATATAACAATGTCTCCAGGTATAGTCTTAGATAATGATTTACCTAGGTATTGTGTACCTGCAGAACTTGACATTGCTGTGGTAGTGCGACCGATGTTAATGCCAAAATGACTTAAAGCTTTGGCAATCATTCCAGAACAATCGTAATAGGTTGGTCCCATGCCGCCCATTCTGTAAGGCTTGCCAGCGAAGTGGCTTTCAGCATACTTTAAGAATGCTTCACGAGTCCCACCTTTGCCGGCGCCTTCACCGATAGCGTCATTAATGACCTGCCACATTGCCTTCATCCAAGGAACACCGAACTGTTCAGCTGCACGCTTACCTAATCCAGTGGTTCCCTTTTCGATTTGTGGTTGTTTAATTTTTACATTGACAGTGAAGTCATTATCAAAGCTCCGCTTAGGATTATCTGAACCTCTAGCGGCAATCTTTCTTAATTGGCTATGACTTACGCCTGAACCTTTAGCAAAGTGTGATAAGCCCCAAGAATGTGCTAACTCTTGAGTCTGACCACCATTTAGAACCTTCCAATTCTTCTTAATTGGCATAATTCTATTTTTGCCACTTGGGATAATAATGTCATTATTATCTTTAACAACAGCTTCTTGACGCGGGCCAGTGGTTGCATCATTAACCATAGCTAACGTGTTATGGTCTAAAGCACCATTAGAGCCAGCTGCAAAGTGCACTGGTTTAATAACTGAACCATTACCACCGAATTGTGAAAGAACTTTGTCAATACCCTTAATACCCTGATTCAGTTCACCGATGGTGTCCTTCATCGCATTACGGGCATAGCCCTTCATCTTTTCGAGTGCTTTACCAAAGCTAGTTGCCGTGCTCTTAGCAGTTCTAGTTACACTACTATGCATATTGCCCATTTGCTTACGGACTTTTCTATACATAGTTGTGTAATCAGCAACTGCATCCCTACGGGTACGGTTTGTTTGCTTATTGGTCTGACTAGCTATCTTGTGCCAAGTCTGATTGCTACTTTTAGCAAATCTGGTTAACGATTTAGAAGACTTATTCCCAGTCCGATTTACATTGTTAACAACTGAACGGTCGTTTTTCTTTAAGCCAGTATTACCTTTAGCGTATCCAGGAAGTACTAGGCCATTACCTAATCCTCCGTGCATTACCCTAGAAGTATCGCGGGCATTCAGAATATGTTCACCAGAATGAACTTTAGCAACTTGTGGGCCATTAACGCCAAGTAAACGAGCAGAAGCGCCAGTATTGCGATAGGCAAGCTCTGGGCCTTCTTCACCAACTAAAGCATTGTGGTTTTTAGTAATATGACCACCGGCAGCATGCTTAAGATAGTGGAAGGCTTTACCATTACCGCCAAATGCGCGATTAATATTGTTGCCGGCACCAAGAACATTATTGATAGAACCTTTAATGTCATTATCGGCAGTTTTACCGAATGATTTAATGCCATTCCAGAAGCTCTTGAGGTTTCTACCGAGTCCGCCCCAAAAGTTATTCCAGTTACTACCAAACCATTTTGTAAATGCTTGCCAGCGTGAAGTTATATCACTTAGCGCTGTAGAGAAGAATCTGCCTTTCTTAAAAGCTTTTACATAGCGATTATTGTTAACACCCTTCCAAGTATTACTCCAGTAACTCCCAAATTTTTGCCTAAATTTTCGGGTATTTTTTTCAATATCACTTAATCCGGTACGGATTAAGCGGCCTTTTTTGAAGGCTTTGACATAACGGTTACTGTTAATACCTTTCCAAGTATTACTCCAATATTTACCAAACCTTTGTCTAAACTTTCGGGTATTTTTCTCAATATCATGAAGGCCAGTTTGAACAAAGCGGCCTTTTTTAAAGGCCTTTACATAACGATTACTGTTAATACCTTTCCAGGTACCACTCCACCATTTATTAAACGGTTTAAAACTCTTTTTAGCATTTTTAATCCAACTGCCAAATTCAATTTTTGGTAACTTGAACTTTGGAAAATGTATTTTTGGCCACTTGAGTTTACTAATTTTATTAGTGATCCCTTTGAGCCATTTATCAACATCAACATGAGGTAGTAAACTAGCTCTACTTAACTTCATTTTGCTAATAGCTGGTTTCTTACCACTTATATGTGGTTGAAGGTTGGTTAAACTATCTAGCCATGTGCCTTTTGATTGAGCATTAACATAGGGGACTGACCGCTTCCACCAACTAGCATCGGCAGCATGTCCCAACATGTTGTAACCTAGTGACAAGGTTCCAGAAGCAAAATCTAAAGGATTTTTAGGATGAACTATACTCCAAATGTTCATTCTATGAGTCATACCCCAGGCTTTTTCACCTGAGTTTCTTTGATCATGGAATTTATTATTCTTTCCATAATATCCATTTAGAGTTTCTTTAGTTAGACCACCTTTAGTTTGAACATTAAAAGCAACCTGGTCCCCAAATGTTTTATAAAAGCTATTACCAGCAGTTTTACCAACAGTTGAGCCAATATTACCGCCGACTAATGCTCCTTCAGCACCACCAAAATAAGCACCTAAGCCAGTACCGACAATTTCACCAACACCTGAACCAGTATCTTTAAAACGACTTCTTGCTGATGAAGTTTGAGTAGCATTGTGTAAATTCTGTGCTACTTGCGCACCATTGAAAATAACACTACCTGCTAAAGCAATTTTGCCAGCCTTTGACATTTTCTTAATGCTACCTGCAGACTTAACAGATTGCAGCATTCCACTTAAAGGACTAGCACTTCCATTAGTTGCACTATGCTTACCATTAAATTTATTTTCAGCACCAAATAAATCATTTATTGAATCAGATAATCCGTTAACAACCTTGGAAGTATTACGTAAATTCTCAAAACTAACTCTAGTTTTGTTTAAGAAAGTAATGAATTGAGCACCCTTAAGTGCAGAGTAGCCTGCTAAAATACCGCCACCAATGAACTTCATGGCAGTCTTATGTGTAGCAACCCATTTAACTAGGTTAACTAAGTCTTGGGCTACACTACCTACAGCGTTACCTACATCTTTCTCAAACTTTTTACCATCGCCACTGGTTAAGAATTTAGCCAACTCGTTACCAGCTGCATTAATTGCAGGTAATAACTTGGCTCCCAAATCCATAGTGAATGCATTGATAGCCTGTTTAGCTCTAGCACTCTGCATTTTTGCAGTAGCACTATTTTTCGCAGCTAATTCAGAAACATATTTACCTTTAGATCCAGCGTCTGCAGTTGCTTTAGTTAAATTCTTTAATTCACCAGTATTCTTGGCAAGAATAAGTCCAGCCTGTTCACCAGTAGTCCCAAAGATAGACTTAAAGTAACCTTGCTGAGCTGTATTATCAGCGGTCTTCCTTTTAATATGATCATAAATAACATCCATCGCACTCGATAGACTTTTAATATGACCAGTATTATCAACAATTTCAGACTTTTTAATCCCTAACTTACTAAAGACACCTTTACCAGATGGTATTTTGTTAGTTTGACTAACAATATTGTTGATTACATTACGTAACCCTGTACCAGCTTTATCAGCTTCCAAGCCGTTATTGCTAAGCACACCCATTGCTGAAGCTGTTTCAGCTAAACTTATTTTCGCATTGTGAGCAGCTGCACCAACATACGACATCCCAATGCCTAAGCTTTGAAACCCAGTAGAAGTTGCATTAGCTGAATAAGCCAACTCATTAACTGCAGTACTAGTATTTTTGACCATTTGGCGCGTGCCTTTTGCACGCATACCAAACGCTTCTAATACCTGTGAAGATACAGTAGTAACATCATTAAACTTGTCACCTGTACCAACAGAAGCCTGTACTTCTGTACGCATGGCTCCTAAAGCTTGTTTAGTGGTATATCCACGTTTAACTAGATCTTCATACCCAGAAGCAATTTCCTGTTGGGATTTCCCATACTTGATGGACATGTCCCGACCTTGGCTCTCCATCTGAGCTACAGAATGGATAACGTTCTTTTGCTTTTCACCACCTAAAGTAGCCAGGTTAGTGATTTCTTTATAACGTTGCTGTAAATTTGCAGTTTTATTAGCACCAGAAACTGCAGCAGTACCAACAGCAGCAATACCAGCAGCGGCAACCGAAGCACCTGCTTTAGCATTTTGCCAGGCATTATGCATGCCTGACTTCATCTTATCGGCTGCATTAGTTACGTGCTTTGCGCCATTAGCTAAACGGTTAAAGCCATCAGGTCTTAAGCGAGATACTTCAGCCTGCGACTCTTTAATCTTTGAACTGTATTTATTGATACTTGTGGCAGTATCGTTAATCCTAATTTGTTGGCGCTTATAAGCATCGCTAGACTTACCAGTCTCTTGTGCTATTCTGCCAAGCTCACCTTTAAGGCTTCGTTGTTTGTTAGTTAAGCTACCTACAGCATTTTGATAACCTGTGAGTTTAGCTTTATTTGCTTCGTAAGCATTGCCTTCACTCTTTAGCCTATTAACGTATGAAGCAGTTAAGGAATCAACATGACTAATTTCGCGCGGTAATGATGAATTAGCGTGGGTAGAACTAAAGCGGCTGTCTACTCTTTTTAAATTACTAAAAAGACTATCAGCCGCTTTATTTGCTTTTTCAATTTCAGAGAAATCAACATGAGCACTTAAATTCCAGCCCTCATGCTGTACACTTTCAGCCATATTTATCCTTTCTACTTACCACCAAAGGCTGTGCCAATACCGTTAGCAACGCTCCCAGTGGAAAGCTTCAATTCATCACTAATATCTCGATTAACCACTTCCTGTAAAACTCTTAATTGGTCAACGGTTGCATGCTTTACTAAATCTCTCGGTATGCCGTGCATAACTAGACGCAATTGCACCTCAAGCAGATCAGCTACATGTTTTATCTTTCTTTCAGGCGAATAATTAGTCGAGCATGTCAGCCAGAAAATTGATTGCTTGATTTGTTAATTCGTCATAACCATCGTGAGTATCGAAGAAAGCAAGTGACTTAATTTGTGGATTAACAATAATTCCAGTATTTGGTTTGATTGCTTCAGTCATAAAGGCAGTTCTATTTATCATGCCGTATGGATTCATGCAGTTATCTCTTAAATTTGAAGCAGCTGCAGTACCTGGAAATTGGAAGGTAACGTCAAATTCTTGATCGGTTCCCTCGTTAATCGTTACGGTACGAGTTGCCATAAATTTACTTGGAACAACACTAGAGCGAGCTTTGCTCGCTGTCTTTTTAGCTGCTGTTCTTGTTTCTGCTGCTACCTTTTTATTTGCTTCTACTTTGCTATCTGTTTTTGTTGTTGCCATAATTAAAAACTTCCTAAATCTTTGTAAAATAAAAAACGCTTAAGACCTTTTGCCCAAAGCGCTTGGCTAATATTATTACTAAGCTTATTAAGCTTGATATGTTAATTCTGTTTCGTATGTTGCTTTAAGAATATGAATTTGCCAAGCGCGGACTGAAGCACTTTCAGCACCACTTGTTTCCGGTTCCCTTGCAATATAGCAATGTGGACCATAAATATGTTCAGTATCGCTTGCAATATCTATCGGAAAATCTGCCTTGCGTTCGCACAAATCAACTAATAATGCATTAGCTGGTGAAGTTTGGTTCAGGTTAATCGTTACCGTACCGCTCTTCTTATTATTCTTAGATGCAACAGAATCACCATTTGAATCCGTTTCAACAGTAACGTTGTCACTATTACGAGCAAATTGGAAAAGATCACTACCTGCTTTAAAGCCAAAGATTGGCTTACCATCGATTGTTATTGTGGTATTAGACGAATCATAAACGCCTGTGAATCCACCTTGAGTATTATCGCTATTTGCCATTAATTGTTACCCCTTTTCTAGCCGTTAAAAATTGTGTCTGATTGAATCGTTCCATTTATCTTTATTGAATGGATTGCACCTGCACGATGATAAGAGAAGCTAATTCCGTTATATTTACGGGCTGAAATATCTTGTGCAGATTGTGAAGCACGTGAAGCAGCATCAACTTTATAAGCGCCCTTACCGCTTGCTTCATCCGTCATAATGATTCCTTGTTCCCAAGCTTTAGAAAGAACTTCAGTAACGACTGATCTAACTAAATTAATTCCTTTTTGATCGTATGGGATCTTGCCACTATCCTGTAGCAGGGATTCCAATTTCGATTGCATATTATTCTTAATCCAGATATCACCATGTAAGTTGTCGATATATTCGCCTGATAAGGACCAGCCTTCAGTAGTTTCACCAACTCCGTTAACTTCAACGTAAGCAATTGCATGGTTCTTATTAATCTCTGCATATTCAGTAGTAGTTAAACTTTCAGGTGTAATACCTGTTAATTCCCGAAACTTCCAAACTACAGAACCTACTGGTAAAGAACCGGTAGACCCAACTAAAGCTGCATCCATCGGTTCAGTAGGATCATGCTTAAGCCCAATAGTGTAGTCTTGACCTCCGAGTTCTTTGAAGTCCTTAATATCGTTACTTTGATAGATTAAGAAATGATCTTTGTTAGCTTCGAAAATATTTGAAGCGTCAAGAATATCATCAGTAACCGGTTTATCTGAAAATACTGCAAAGGTCCAGTTGTTGTACCAGAAGTTCTTTAATGCAACGTCTAACTTACCGTTAGGATATGAAAGAATTGCAACATGATTTGAAGCGTTTTTTTGAGCGAAGTAAGAATCTGCTTCCTTATATACCTTGCTGTCATCGGCGTAATCTTNTTCAACTGCGTCAATATTTGCGTATTCTTTATAGACTGCTCCAGATTCAGTGTCTGTCTTGCTCATCAGCAAGCCGGTCATACTTGTAGCGTTATTAGGCACGCCACCTGTAGTGCCACCTGTAGTGCCACCTGTAGTGCCACCTGTAGTGCCACCTTCACCTTCAATTGCTTCCGGCGTCCCTGTTAAAATTAATAAATTACCAAGTCCAACTAAAGGTTGTGGCTTAATAACGGTCATGGCGACGTCAACGTCAGACACTTTTGAAAATGGTGTTACTTCTGCCATTTATTATTTCCTCCTATTTTTAATCAAACTGTCCTTACCTCGGACTTTGTTCGTTATATTTACTTCTTCAATGTTTCCAGGTGGACTATATGTGAAGTTAAGATCCTGCTTTTGGAAGCTAATCCCACCGGTAACTAAAAACGAGCAGTCAAAACCAAAGTCATTGTCGTAGTTGATACCTGACAATGCTGTTCGATTGCTCGTATTAGAAATTTGTTGTGGTACTATGCCGGCTTGTTTAAAGAACCGACGGTAGCCCGTGTCATTTAATGCTTCGTGCAACTTCTGACTTAGGTCATTAGCTTCATAAAAATTATTTGAATGGGCATCTATCTGAATAATAGTAGTGTAGTGCCTTCCTTTACCTAGCCAGTCGCTTGTTTCATCGATTTCAGGCGTTATAAAGTTAAAGGTTACATACGGATATTTATCTAGATTAGATGCTTGATTCTGTAAGATTAAATCACAATTGCAAACTTGTTTAACAAGATTACCTAAGATATAGCCCAAGAGATGTTGATCACTAAGTTTATTAGTATCCATTTCGGTGTAAATCATCCCCCTTCAACTGATAAACAATTAAGTTTGAGTAATCAGTGTAGTTTGAGCGACTCATTACACGGTATTTGCTACCTTGAGATGGGACTTCCACCACGCTATTTATTGGATAATCACCACTAGACAGCCATAACAGGTCCGCTTGGGTCTCAGTACCGCCACTAATTAAGGTCGCTAACTGAGAAGTTGAGCTACTAAAAGGTAGAACTGGTTCATTACGCTCATCTGGTTTAATGTCAGAAAGTTCGGGCTTAATTTCTTCACCTGCTTCATACCTCGGTTTAAGATCGTCTGCTGACCAAACTCTAACTTTTGTGCCGTAATCTTTTAGAAGATCATTCACATTAATATAAAATCTGCTCACTATGCCTCCTAAATCGGAATAATCTTGTATGTAACGCTACGTTGCAAGTTACCAGTGTCTACCAGTGGATTGCTGGACTTCTTACGTTCAATAGTTGCCGGTGCATTAGCCGGTTTTGCCCACTTAATAGAGCTCTTACGGATGTCAGCAACACATACAGTTCCCAAACGGTTTAATAAAGCACTTGCCGTATCATTATCGAAAGTAATATGATTCAAACCGGCTATGATATAGCGCTTGTATTTCTTTTGATTTTCGATAAATGCAGTACGGATAAAGGGCCGTGCCGGTATTGCTACTTGTTTAACCAAATAGTAATAAACGACCAACTCGCCGCCTTTCGATACACAAAGGATGTTCTTGCCTTTCGGTCTGAATAGCCCTTGTATATCTTTAGCTCGTGCAGGTAGTCCATCTGTACCAGTAGGCACTTTAGACGTTGGGATTGTTAAGTATTGCCCGTTAACTGGCTGTATATGAGCACCATACTCGTTGGCTCGCACAATTGTCAGCAACTTACTATTGCGCTCACCAAAAAAGCCCACCGCTACTTGATAGCGATTGAGCTTTTTCAGTTCTTTTAACACGTGATCCCAGTTGTTACTTCCTGTTACTTTCATTAGTGCTGTATTATCACGTAATGTGATAATCCTCTTGCGTATTCGCGATATAGTCTGAGATACATCTGGCCCCACGTAGATGAATTAAGCCAGTCTTTAGAAGTCTTGTTCTGATATTGACGTTCAATAACGTCAACTTTTTCAGAAACAACTCCTTGACCGGCTTTAGTATCCATTGTGGCTAGATGTAAGGTTAAATACCGAGTTGCTAATTCTCTAATGGGGATATCCTCACCATCAGCATGAACAACCTTAGGGAAGTGATCGGCTAATACCTGCATACTAGCGTCACCGATTAATTCATTAATCGTGTCATCAGACATGTCCGACGTTAGGTCGGGCGCTGTCTTTTTTACGTCTTCAACTTTAGCTAGATTATCCATTACTTCCCACCTACCTAAAACTAGTTAATGTTATCGAGTCTTACAAAGGCACTTGGGTAACGGATGGCTAAGCCGCCAGTACGCTCTAAGTAAGTTACTTTAGTAACTGTATCTTTATATTCTGGCTGTAAGCGAGTTAATGGCATAGCGTCAGGAATAGCTGCAACTTCTGGATCATTTAAGAAGACCATACCCATGTCTTTCTTATTGCTCTTAGCACCAAAGTATTTAGCTTCAAAGTTAGGAACAGTAATAATCCTTGAGAACCATGGTTGAATCATAGTTAATACAGTTTGTTGCGGATTATATTCGTTGAATGGACGGTTTAACATTGTCATTTCAGCTTTTGGTAAGGCTAAAATTGGCTTAGCGTTCGCATATCCTGGAAGTGAAGTGATCATATCAACAACATCTTGGAAGAAGTTTCTCAACTCAACATTTCCTGTTGTGTTATCAGCAGCAGTTAATTTTGCAAAGGTGTCTGGTGCAGTAGCTTCTTGGAATCCAGTCTCACTTACTGGAGTAGTTAATCCATCAACATTTAGACTAGCTTTAGAATCATGATGACCATTAAAGATTAATCTGTCTTCAAATTCTGCCATCCCTCTAGCAACAAGCTGTGCCTTTTGATTGAGTAAATCAAATCCAACTTGTTTTGAGATACCAATTTCTTGAATTGAATAATCAGCAGCTAAAGCATATTGCAGAATTGGTACTTGAGCATCTGAAAGGGATGCATCTACAGTAGGTGTATCAGTCTCCCGATTGGTGTATTCGTGAGCTTGTCCCGTCCCAGAAATAACACTGTATCTATATGCGTTATCCCATGGGCTACATTCAATTGATTGGAATAATGAGCGTCCAATCAGTTCAGCTTGCTTTGGCGCATACACAATTTTGTCAATATGCGTCAATTGCTCTCTTGTCATTAAGCCTGTATTTGGCATTATTTACCTCCTAATTAATTTTACTTGCTGGTGTTGAGTTATTAACTAACTGAACACGGGTTTGTAGGTTTGCTGTACCGTCCGCATTGCCGGAACTTAAAAAAACACCAACGACTGTGTCTTCAGTACCTGCTTGTTTAAATTTACCGTCTGTTGTCACCGCCGCTTTATCACCGCGGTCAACGTCTTCTGTGATTGGAACAGCTATCGTACCGTCTCGCACGACTCCCAAAGTTTCACCAGAATCCCAGTGATCATTTACAACATCTGCATAACGATCACCGTTTATATATGTGCGTTTCAGAGCAACACCGTAAATGTTGCCGCTCGTTGCTGGGACAACGTTGCCATCTTGCATAACGACACCGGCTCCAAAGCCAATATCCGCACCTGCTGTTTCCGTATTAATGGCTGGCGATTCAGTAGTAGCAATTGTGCCGTTACCAAGTTCACCGTCCATGTAAAGTTTTCCGTCAGGAATAGTCATATTTTTAAACCTCCTTTATTTGTTTGTTTAAAATATTAGCCAATCTGTAACGTTGATCACGTAAAGAAATGGCTTCATCTTCGTCACTATCGCCTTTAACGCGATGCATGCCACCGTAGCCAACTGCGCCTGGTTTATTGTTCTTTATCATTTCAAATTGACCGTTAATGAAGTCATCTGACTTGCCTTTAGCGTCAAAACTGTCGCCTAAGATCTTTTTAATTGCTGCAACTTTTAAATCTTTATCAGATTTGCCCTTAAATTCATAGCTATCACCAAGTAGAGGCTTAATAGTCTTAGTCAGGTCAATACGGTCTTGTACTTTTTGATCAAAAACATCCCTGTTATATTTCTTCTTGTAATCAGTGAATTCTTTGTCCAAAGCGTCAGCTTTAGCTTTTTGCTTATCGATTTCTTGCTTGCTGCTGGTTGTTTCTTGCTTTGAATTGTTAGCATTGCCAGTAGCTTCGGCTAATTTAGCTTTTAAATCTTTGATTTGTGCTTTAAGATCAGCAATCTCTTTATCTTTGCTGTCATTATTTGAATTAGCTTGGCTAACTTTATCTGCGTCATTCGGATCGACTTTAACGTCGCTTCCATCCAAACGGACCTTTGTTAATTCCATAGATTTACCTTCCTTATCTTTGTCTAAAATCATCTCTGCACTGTCTCCCGTAATGCGGACGTTGTGCCCTGCTCTGCCACGTTTAACAACTGCCACATGATTAATCTGTATATTCTTCTGCACCGCGTCATAGGCCGAGCCCTGATATTCACCAGTCTTAGGAACTACATCGGTCTGAAAGCCGATAGAAAGTTCTTGTTTACCATCATTGATGGCTTTAATTAAATCGCCATCGGTAATGGTCATATCAACACGTAATGTATTGTTCTGAACGTGAGCATTGTCGGCAGTAAAACCCTTCAGGTACTTCTCCGAGTTGCTGCTAGTGACCAGTTCTTTCGGGTGGTCGTTTGTAATTGCTTTGTTGTTAGCAGATTCAACTGTCGCGTCAGATAACAGCTCTTGTGGAAGCTTTGCTTCCATATCAATCGAGCCATCCATCTTTAGGTAGGGGAATACGCCAACACGTGCAATCGGGACGTTAGCCGCATGTAAATACCCTGTTTGAGCATCAGTAGTTAATTGACTGATCGGTGCAGTGTCGTACCGCGTTTTCATATCTACTCACCTACAGGGATATTTACCGTTTCAGTTGGGATGTATAGAGTCTTACCTGGATGGATCTTCATTGAGAGCTTGTCAATGTGATTGAAATAACGGATTTGTTCCAATGCAACTTTGAATTGCAAAGCAATATCTAATAGGGTGTCGCCCTTCTTGACTACATACTGATTAGCCTTAGAATAATCGAACATACCTTTAGGATCTTTTGCCATATCTTGCTCACCTCCTTTATTTGAAATGCTTTGAGCTAAACTAACCGGCTTGCTTTGAGATTGGGATGCAGTATCAACAGCTATTTTTGATTTATCGGTCGTATTACTACTTGCTGAATTCTTACTAGTCACAGATGTATCGATAGGTGTGCTAGTAGTTGATTTAGCTGTCTCCTGTTTATCATCTTTCTCTTTTTTGATACTGGTATCTTTAAAAATATCTTCGTTATCTGCCATGTTTCTCCTTCTTTTTTTGCATAAAAAAAGCACTCAATAATTGAGTACAATTAAAATATTGGATCTGCGACACATCGGCACCTTATCGGTTCACCCGGTAACTGCCCATCATCTCCGCCGCTTGGATCATCGTATTTAAATGTTCTTCCATCTAATTCTTGGTGTTTAGGTCGGACACGATTGTCCTCCATCGATCGCCACACATAACGCTCAGAACCAGCGTTTTTTGATCGATAAGAATCAAGTTGAGAGACAATGCTTCCCGTCTGATCATTAGCTATTAAACTAGCGTGATCATTAGCCATGTGTGTTCTCTTGGTAATTGCTGAAGTCACATCAGTAACACCACCGCCTTTAGTAATACTGTGGTAAATATCTTCCTGAAGTCTATTAATGTAATCTGAACGCATAGATTTAATAAGCTGTGTATTTTCAGCAATTTTACCTTTTACATAATCTTTGATAGCTTTGTTATCGCTAATAGGGTCAAGCCCTACAATAGCTGTCTGAGCTTTCACATTAGTAAAAGAGAAATGATTGATTGATTTAACAAATTTACCTGTCACTTCATCAATGATTACATCAGGTTCAGAGTGATTAATTGTAAAATTCATAATTGCTAATTGCTGAATCAGCTTACTAAGCCAATCAGGGTCATCATTTTTGTCATCTAAAACAACAACTCCGCCCTTGATATATGGCTTTAAACGCNCGTTAAGAAACAGCATTGCATACTTTTTCCATGAACGTACAAAGCCTTTAATCTTACGGCAATATTCGTCTTCTAGCTTACGTGGATACCTAGTAGGAGGGATGTTATGCGTTAACTTACGAATTTGCTCATTGCTTAGTTTTTCCGCCATGTAGTGCCTCTTTTATTTTGCTTTCCAATTTATCAATCTTTTTTGGATCAATATCTTGTTTGCTGTCAGTCTTATCCTGCATCCCTGTGACGTTATTGTTATTCTGACCTGCTAACATTTGAGCCGCTTCATCTGGACTCTTAATACCGGCACCAACTAAGGTACTGGCAGCATTTACATAATTAACTAAAGTCTCAGATTGCGTCTTGTCGTCTGGTGATTGCAGTGGATTAAATTCAATCTTCCAATCCAAATTATCAGGATCTTCTGGACCACCACCTATGGCAGATGAATACATTATTAATTCAACAATGTGCTCTATTTGCGGCCTGAGTATCTCTTCTTGCATAGCTTTAATGCCATCGTAGTAATTAACTACGTCTTGAGATGCTCCTGCTAAAGTTCCAGATTGTTCACCAGTTAAAACTGATTTAGGGATATTAGAAGCTGCACTTAGGTTCTGCCATGCAAAGTCCAATAGATTCTGAATACCACTTGGATTTGTTGACAGCTTGTCTAATCGTTCATCTTCTGTAAATACGCCTAAACCTTCAGTAGACATCCCCTGAGCTAGTTCATAATATTCTTTTTTAAAGTCCGCATCGCTTTCACCATAAATTCGATTACTGTATAAGACTTTAAAAGTGTATTCGTACAACATCTTGCCGACAGAATAAAGCGCCGTATCCAATGTTTTGATCTGATCAAAGCAACGAGTAACGATTGAGTTACCAGTTGTATCGTCTTCCATCTTGTCTAGAGATATATGGAAGTAACGTGTGGCGTCAATAACAATTGGGTCTAATTTTTGCATTTTAGAAACTACATTACCGTTCTTATCTACGTCATCACCTGTTTTAGTTGGATTTAACTTAAGTTTTGATTCTTTTAAATAATCGTTACTAGTTGGATCGTTATTAGTCTCTATCTTTTGGACATGCTCCTCACCGAAAGGATGCACAAATATAACTTGTTTTATGTTATTTGGGACAAGTGGATCATAATTACTTGTTTTGCTATTTTCCATTACACCTAAAGTTACATAGCCATCACCATGTAGACGTTCATAAATAAGCTCTTGAGCTAGCATCTTCTTTAAATCAAGGTCATCTAATGCTTTTTGATAATCGGCTTGTTTAGTAGGATTATCTGGTATGATTAAACGCCAGCCATTTCTAGTGGCGTCCTTTGCTGGCTTAGATACAATCTTATGTACAATTCCATTCTTTCGATAAAGATTGTTTAATTCCTCATAATTTTGTTTTTCACTAGTGTATTGTGGACGTGTATCGCCAAACCTTTGCGGTGTTATACCTTTAGATTCATAGTCCATGAAGTCAGCTACATATCTTCTAGCAGGCTTCTTTTTTGATCTGTGAAATATCCCCATTAGCTAACTCCTTCCTTAAATATTCATAAAACGATGAACTCTAGTTGTATGCTTGTTCATATAATTCAATGCCTGAGTCATAGAGTCTACATAGTCATCATGCACACTGTTAGGAAAGTTAAATATTTCTTCTAACAGATCCTCAACTTCTGGCTTCCATGATGGGTGTGGTACATACACATTCCCTGATTCCCAAAGTGGGGAAACAGCACCAGCACGGACAACTTTGCCGCCGTCTGGTGTTATCGGTACTATCCCAGGTATTTCTTTCTGCAGAACATCAATGATAGCTGAGCCGTTCGCTTTATCTTCAATATATTTAGCTCTGGCTTTCGGATACAGTTTCGTTTGATTACGTATAGCTGTGAGCGTCTGTGTAAAGGTCATACGATCATGTACCCAGCCAGGACGCAGATAGTAATTAGCACCATGTCGTGCCCATGTCTGACCTGCAACATAGTCATCATTTTCTTCCGATTTAAAAGTTGCATCCCAAGACTGAGCCTGTTCATCTAAGTGCCGTGGTAATATAGCCACTTGCTTTTCATTTAATCCAAGCCGTAACATTGTTTGACGATCAGGCACATAATACTTGACCCATTCATGCTTGAAGATGTTGCCACCTTCAATTGTTGGGCTTTGTTGATACAGAGCAGTGAACTTATGGGTACCCATGTCTTTCTTGTGAGTATTCAGTTCGTCAATGTCATGCAATGCCGGACAAAGTGCTTCACCATCGTGTCTGCTTATTACATCCGTCTTACCTTTAGGGATGTCCTCTGCTATTGCTGGCAGTTTAATCTCTTCCCAAGGTAATGACTTCTTATGTAGCAATCTCCCAGCAAGATCATCTATCTGCCATCTAGTCATAATGACAATGACGGAACCGCCCTTCTGAAGACGCGGATAAAACGTTAAGTTCCATTCATTCCAAATCTTGTCCTTAATAGTAGTAGACATAGCTTCTTCACTGTTCTTTATTGGGTCATCAATGATTAATAGGTCTGCTGGCATCCCGGACGCACCACCTAACATTGAAGTAGCGTAGAAACTACCGCGGTGGTCTTGAATGTCAAAGGTTTTAGATGTATTTTTACCAGTTTTTAAGCCAAACAATCTTCCGGCCCACGTAGAAAAAGCACGCCTATTAGCTTCTGCAAACTGAGAATATAAGTCCTCAGAATATGCAGACACCATTGCGTGCTTTTCTGGATATTTCATTAAGTAATAACTTGGGAATGTTTTAGTAATCGTCAATGACTTGCCGTGTTGCGGTGGCATTTCAACTATATAGAAATGTTGTTCACCATTAATTATTTTTTGGAGTTTATCAGCGATGTACTTTGTATGCCTAAACATCTTTGCTTTTGGATTTGCTAATAAAAAGTAGTCAGCATAGTCACGCCGTGCCACTTCTTCTCTAGCACCCAATAATAAAGCTTTCTTGTCTAAGTCATTTAGTTTGCTTATCGTCGCCATCATCACCTTTACTCAATGATTTAATAAACTCATGTAACTCTTCAGTACTAATATCCTGCATCTTATCGGCTAAAGAATCGCTAGCTTGAGTTAAGTTCTCAGTCTGTGCCTTAGCCATTTCAGCTTCAGCAACAGCCTTATCAGTCCTAGCCTTGTCTAGTCGTTTATCTTCTTCACTCTTAGGATTATCGGAATATTTTTCACGCCAATTATTCTTTAGCCAAAAGATAATTGCAGCGGTGTTACCTTTAATAGCTTTTTGAAACAGTTTATTTTCTACAGCGAAATTAGCCTTAGTTTTGCCTATTTTTAATACCCGACTAATCTGACTGTGCTTTGCCTTCCAGCGCTCTAATGTTCTGGCAGCAACGCCTATTTTCTCGGCTATTTGCTCATCAGTTAATCCGTCTCTTTTCCAACCTTGAAGCAATAGCAGGTTGTCTTTCTCTAGCCATTTTTTGTACTGTCCTTTAGCCATTAAGCAATACCACCACCTTAAATCAATTATTGTTTATACAAAAAACATGCTTTTCTTACTCCAATTCTGGCACTCGCTCTTTTTGTATGACTTATACGTCCTATTGACGCACCAAATCTAGCTGGTTCATTCCTAGAACTATAACTATGCAAAGCCCATTTTGGTGACTTAACTAATGAATGAATCAAATTTTTAGCTGTAGTGTTAATTGAGCATTCTAATTTTTGCTGTTTTAAATACTCAGCCACAAAAGTCACAAGCTTAGTTCCTAGACCTATTCCTTGATAATCAGGCAAAATAACAAGCCTATGTACTCTCTTAATATATTTTTTACCGTAATATCTCTTGCGTGCTGGTTGATTTATATAAGCAATAAATCCAACAGGTTCACTTTTTGAGTTAATCATTTCAAAGCATATTGCAGATGTACTTATATCAGCACTCAAATAATGATACTTCCTAAAACGACGCCACTCTGTTCTTGAACACTTTTTGATTGTAAACGTTTGTCGGGGACGTTGCCCGTTGTAAAATAAAAGCTCATTTTGTCTGTATCAAATATCCAGTCTGGTTGTAGCCATTCTGTAATATCGTGATGGCAGGATATAGCAACAAATTGCTTTTTATGCTTCCTTACGGCTTTAGATACAGCCATAGATACAACTTTGGCAACTTGTCTATCAACTACAGAAGTAAACTCATCAAAGACGGTCAATTTTCGTTCTGACAAAGCTCTGGCAATGTCGACTCGCATTTTCTCGCCATTACTCAATACAGAATATGGTTTCAGCCAACTAGGAACAGAGCCAAAGCCTACTGAATAAAACATTTTTGATATATCTTCCACACTCATATCTTTAGGCATGTCATCTATAACAGATTTATGTGTATATTCAAAGCCAGTAATCAAATTATCTTTAAATAAGTTTCTTGCAATTGTAGTTTTACCTGTTCCAGAGCCTCCAACAATCAAACCAACATTCCAATGATCTGGGATATTAAAATCACCTTCAAAATGTTCATTAGCATGATCAGGTGAAATATCAAAATCAGACATCAGCTTTTTTACCCTAAAAGTTGGTTCAATCTTTGTGGATTTATCAATTACAAAATGTCGCATTTATAGCCTTCACCTTTAAGTCGATCAAATAATCTTTCTAAACTTTTTTCGTCATTGCATGAGACTTTTAATTCATATTTGTCCATTATGTCGTCAGACAGGTCAAGATCATTAACGTTAGCATCGTCAGAATCGTCAGATAATTCATCAAAGCCAAAGTCAGACATATCAATGTCAGTGATATCGTCCAACTCGCCAGCTAATAGATCATCATCCCATTCAGCAAGCTCGCCGGTTTTGTTGTCAGCTAATCGGTAAGCATTAACTTCTTCATCAGTAAGCCAAGTGCCATCCTTGTGTTTTGCATAAATGATTGGAACTTCTTTGAGCTTTAACTTCTTCGCTGCCTTATATCTTGTATGACCAGCAACAATAACATTATGCTTATCAACTACGATAGGTTGTTGCCAACCGAATTGCTTAATCGATTTAGCTGTAGGCTCAACTGCATCATCATTTTTCCTCGGATTTTTATCATAAGGAATAACCTTATCAATTGGAACAGTAATAACCTTCATAAATTCCTCCTAACAAAAAAGAACATTCTCTCGGATGTTCCATAATTAATACCCAAAAATGATGATTGTCTTCATTGCTGAAATTAATTACATCATCTGCCATTTATCAATAAATTTTTTGGGATTCATACCAGTTTCAGCAATGAACCATTTTTCAAGATCAGGGCAATCATGTGTTAAACAATAATGCGCTCTTTGTATTCTTCGTTCCAATAATGAGCCTGTTAACGGGTTCTTAACGTCTCGATGTGATCTATGCTTATGTCTGCAAGCTCGCCCTATAAGCTCATTCTCCTGTATTAGTGGGTGTCTTAATCCCTCCAACAGTTGTCATACCTTTCAATATACTCAGCTGGCATCATGCCAGCTTCCTGCTTAAATACAATGAATCTCTTGATATTTGCAGTTTTGTCAGCATTTAATTTAACGAGCTTTTTAGCTTCTACTAACAATACATGGTGTTTTCTGAGCTTGTAATACTGTTCTTGCGTCATTAATCGTCCACCACACTTAAATCAGCAATTCTCAAGTTTAAAATGTTTAAAACTGCCATCATTGCATTACGTTGGGTTGTTAGCAGCTTAACTTGATAATCAGATAATCCAATTGGATTAATAACTTTAGTGTCAATTTTTAAGACGTTATCTTGGATGCGACGCTTCTGAACGATTAATTTGTTGATTAATTTGGCATTCCTTGACATTCTTGTATCCTCCTCAGTGAATGTTTTCTCTTCAATATTAGGTGCTTTTGAAATTGACGCTCTCATGGGTCCATTCAGCTCATCTTCGCGCTTAACTTCCGTTTCCTTTATATCTTCAATTGGTGGCTTATATTTGGATTTATGCCAGTCAAATTCATCAATAAGAACTGCTTTTTTATCTTTTCGACCCCGTGGGTCTTTCTTTTCCTCGTTACAATTTCTAGTCCATTCCGCCAGCGTCTCGTTTGGCTTATCTAACTTCTTGTGATACATAAAAAACTCCCTGAAACACAAAAAAGCATCGCTCTTATGAGCAATGCTTTTAATGATTGTTTAGTTGTATGTGTGATGGTCAGACTCGAACTGACACGCTGCCGAATTTCACGCACGCGCTGCCCCTTAAGCTACATCACACTAGCGTCATACGGTTTGCTACGCCGTACCTATATAAGCATGTTTAAGCCGCTACACTATCGATCATCACATGCAAGACCGTCCGAATGGAGAGCGACACGTTCGAAATACAGCTCGCTCGCTGTTGTGTAGGTTGCTCTTCATCAGCCTAGCAGGTCGTCGCAAGCTTATAACGATGTCGGGAATCGAACCCAGCTATAAGGTACCAACTATCGCTACTGTTTAAAGAGGTTTTCTAGTAATGAAGTTTAAAACTTAAGAATTGTTAACTGCGTTCACTCCATCAGCTATTGTCGATAGATCTCTCTCAATCTTTCGACAGTACTATAATACAGCCATTTAACCCCCGTTGATGTCCTTATAATCCCTTTGAAATGTACTTTCGGAATCCTTTTTTGATTTTTTTGGAACGTGGAGATCCTCCAGATACTCAATGCCATAACGGAGTTTCCACACGTCAAATCTATCGGCAAACTCACACAATGCGCGGCGCTTTAATACATCATAGCGACTGGAAGAGTAACCCAGCATTGCCTGAATAGTAATATCTGGTCTGTAATGAAGATATCTCTCAACCAAGATGGTTTGATAGGGAGTTCGTTCACCATTCCTGCAATTTTTGATAGTTCGGTAAATTGCTTTGCAGGCGTTCTCAGCTTCTATAATGCGGTTAAAACTCTGTTCAGTATGATTTATCCCACCGTGTGCTGAAACACCTGACGCGTCCATTTTTGGACTAGATAGGTGTGAATCATCGATAACAGATAGATTGGAAGCATTCAAACCGGCAAAGTTCAAATAATGTTCAAAATTAAAATCTAAGAAATGTCTCACTCGGTTTGCTGTCGCTTTTTGGTCTATATCGAGATCAAGATCAATGTCTAGCGATAACTGTTCCATTCTGTCTGTCATCTAACCACTCCTAATAGATATAAATTCTATATAATTCTTCTATATATTCCTGAGCCTTTTTCTCATTTTTGGCATTGATCGCCATGTAGTACTTGTGCATCAGCTTATCAGTTTCTGCAAATTTAAAAGTTCTGACGAATGCACCATCTAACGTGCCTAAATCAACATTTTTTCCTTCTTTGTAAAGCCTTAGCAGATCATCGTTTGTCGCATGCTCTTTTTCAATAGAAAATGGACACGCTTCTCCGCCTTCAAGAGCAACAATATGAGTGTTAGCTGATGCGTACACTTTGCCAGCTACCCAGTGAGCCAAACTATATGTATTACAGTCACCAAAGTTCATGTCGTCCCATAATACAAGCTGATGATCATCAAATTCTTTTCTTGTCACCATTCTTCTAACCACTCCTAATAGACTCTTGTCTCTCTAATATCGTTCTATATCCGGATACCCGTAGCCGATCAATCCTTCATCAATGATCTTGAACGCATCATCGACTGATCTCGCAATACCGTGGATCACGTGATGATGCATTAGATCTTGATGATATGCTAATTGATCCGGTCTGATGCGTCCCTTTGGTGCTTTTACTTCAATAAAAAATATCTGCTTGTCTTGCCAGCGGTAGCCGATCAAGTCTGGCGTTCCGTTTTCCATGCCTTTGAAGTAGCTGCCACTCTTTGTCTTGATTGTGCCCGCATTAGCTCGCATGATGGAGCATCGGTGTAGTCTCAGCGCACATATGATATCTCGCTGTATGCGGTGTTCTGGCCCCATTCGGTGCCGTTTTCGTGTAGTTCGTCTTCTGTAGATCAATCTTTGCCACCTAGTTTCTTAAAAAGATCGATTATCAGCATCGCGCATATCAGCACTAATGCAACTGCCCCGCCAGCCATCAGCAATAGCAGAATAACTTTGATGAATGTGTCAATCATAATTTTCTCCAAACTTGATACAAGCAAGTGGCTCGATTTGCCGTTCGATTGTCTGCCAGTGCTTAATCGTCCACTGCTTTTTCTTTTCTGCCGCCACATTGATGTTGTCAACCTTGACCTGTCGCTTAATTTCGATGCTGATCAGCTTCATAATGAGCTTTTCTTCTTCTATGTCGCCCCAGCCTTGACCGACATTGTGAGCCAGTGTTCCTTGCATGTTTCACAGTGATCCACATGACCAATCCTGTATGTTGTCTCGATTGACTTCCAAACCGTTTATCAGCATTTTACTGTCCTCCTTCTTTAATGGCAGTGTTAACTTCACCAACAGCTTTTTCAACAGAGCTATTAAACTCGATAAATTCCGGTGAGGTTTCCGACCAATTAAGCCCCTTTAAGTACTCTTCCAAACGGCTGTCAGTGACACCGATTATTTTCGCCATCTTGTAAAGCTCATCGCTTACAGCAGTCATTATGACCGCTTCACTGACTGGGATTCCGTTAAAAATGATCTGTTGGGTAAGCAGACTGCTGATAACCGCTATATACTTCATCGTATCTTCTGATCGTCTAACAACCTGCTTGTTTTTGTTCTTATCCATTAGTAATCCTCTTACTTTTCCTCGTTATTGCCCATTAAAATACAATTACTATGAGCTGATGCAGATAATAGTTTTAGTAATACGTCTATTATAATCCATGTTTATTAGGGTAAACATAAGAATCCAGGCCGTTCTTAGTGACTATATTATCAAAGTAAGGTAGGCAGTAATAATCACCATCCGGTATTTGATACCATAAAAATTTATGAGTTCTAATGATATAGCCTCGTGCTTTTAATTTATTGGCTGAACATTTGGTCCCATTAATTGATGTAGTGTGATAAATTATATTAGCTAAATGAATTAAAGATGTAGTGTAGATGTTGTGAGATAAATTAGGCATTGTCACTCGATATTTAAAAGGGCATTTAACACTAATATGATTATCTTCCAAGTAATTATAAACTGTCTTGCTAGTGAGATGAATTATTTGAGCTACCTGACTTACAGGATATCCCAATCTAATAAGACTATCAACTCGCTGATGATTAAGTTTTTCCTTAACGTTAAGCAAATTATGAATTTGTTTCATCATGGGATTATCATAAGGAACATATACAATGCTGCCATATTCATCTTCGAGATTATGTATTTTCACAAGCGCCTGTTCATAATTCGTTAGCATTATCATTTTACTTGCCTCCAAATCTAATTGGCTCTAATGACTCACTCCGTGCTTTAACTCCATCCCAATGCTTAATTGTCCACTGCTTTTTCTTTTCAGCGGCAGTATTGATGTTCTGAACTTTAATCTTACGTTTGATTTCAATACTAATCAACTTCAACAGTAATTTCTCTTCATTAATATCGCCCAAACGATGCACAATGTTATAAGCTAATGTCTTTTGAATTTTGTGTAGCGTATCGCACGACCAATCAGACAAGTTTTCACGATTAATCTCTAAGCAATTAACTATCATGACGAACACACTTTCTGTAGTTTTTTTAATTATCTTTTATTTTTCTGCGTCCAAATTTAAATTATCAGCATTTCATGTTTTTAAAATGGTAAATCATCATCTGCAAGATCCATTTTCCCGCTTGAATCAAACGTATGGTTGCTTTTATTTGATGATTGATTATTCTGATTTCTTTGGCCATCTTTAGCTGACCCACCTAAAAATGAAAAGTTTTCAACAACAACTTCGGTAACATAAACTCGTTGGCCATCTCTATTGTCATAGCTTCTAGTCTGAATCCTTCCGTCTACTCCAATAAGAGAACCTTTCTTAACATACTGGCTCATAACTTCTGCAGTCTTTCTCCATGCAATACAGCTAATAAAGTCAGCTTCTCGTTCCCCATTTTTATTTTTAAATCTTCTTTCGACAGCTAAAGTGAATGAACACAAACTTGTACCTGACTTAATATTTTTAAGTTCAATATCTCTGGTTGGTCTACCTGTCAAAACTACTCGATTAATCATTTTTTGTGCCTCCATTGCTATTTGTGAGGTAACTTTAAAGTTTCCTCATTAAATTCTGTTTTCAATTTATAAACTTGATTGATTAGGTTCCGAATTTAGAAATCTATTCTAGTACTCATATACTCACCTCGAATAATTTTAAATATAACTATAGGCTATTCATGTAATATCTGAATAAACTAGTTTGTTCCTCAGTTTCTTTAACATAACCACGTTCTAAATGCGAAACTGTTGTAGGTGAAACATGGAATAATTCAGCTGTTTCTGCTTGCGTGAACCCTTTTTTATGTCGCCATTCATATATTTCTTTGCCTAATCTCCCTGCTTTTTGCATTTGTCTATAGCCATTACAATAGGGGCAATTTGGATTTTTATACAAATATCCAACTCTTCTCGTAAAAATATGACCACATTTTTTAGATTTGAATTCCATAATCCCATGGTGCTTAGCCCATGGAGTTAAAATTTTCAAATCATGTTCTTTACAAAACCTTTTTAATTTGGGTAAACCACGATGATTTCTACACCAGCCACATTTGACATGTTTGTAAACAACTGCATCTGGATTTACAGTCCAATAATGGCCACAAACTTTGTGGTAAAAAGTGACCTTTGATTTCAAAGAATGATACTCAGTTAGTAATTCATAATCTGCACCTAAATAACTACATTGTTTTACAAACCAATCATTTGTATGTCTTACTTCATTTCCATGATTGATAAAACGCTTATAACTGCGGTCATCGATTTCAATCATGCTCATTGTTCAAATACTCCCACAAGATGTTTATGTCTGCCATCATCTTTGGATCATCTGAGGTTAATTCACCAATCATTTTTGCTAATTCATGACTATTTTTACGAAGTGCTTTGTCAGTTTCATTTAAATCTTTAACAACTGCTCCCAAGTCGATAGGCGGTTCTGGAACGTAAGTATCCACGTAACGAGGAATATTGAGATTAAAATCATTATCTTCAATTTCATCAAATTTAGCCAAATGAGCATATCGTTCAACATCCTCACGTTTTTCATAAGTATCAAGGATCTTTTGAATATCTTCTCCTCTTAATTCATTTTGATTTTTACCCTTTTCAAATTCCTTAGAAGCATCAATAAACATTACATCCCTATCCTGCTTATCCTTTTTTAATATCAAAATACAAGTTGGAATACTAGTACTGTTGAACAAGTTAGCTGGTAATCCAATTACCGCATCAATTGAACCATTTTCAAGGAGCTTCTTACGAATTTTGCCTTCTGAACCACCACGAAAAAGTACACCAAGTGGTAAAATAATTGCCATAGTTCCAGAATTCTTCAAATGATATAGTCCATGCAATAAAAATGCATAATCAGCTTTAGATTTTGGTGGTAATACACCAAATTTACTAAATCTTGGATCTTTAAGGAGTTTTTTATCTGCTGACCATTTAAGAGAGTACGGTGGATTCATCAGTACTTGACTAAATTTAAGATCATCAGATCCTAAATTAAGACTCATGCTAATAGAACTGAATTTCGTGCCAGGTTTAAGCTCATAAGTAATCTTTATTTCTTGGGTCAGGGAATCACATTGAATAACCGTTCCTTTAATATTCCTTATGGCCATATTGAATAGCAGAAAAGGGATAGCACGATCGCTTTGTTCCTCTACGAAGTAATATTTAGCTGGCTTTATAGTCCAGTTACTGATCAACATCCCACCAGTGCCAGCAGCTGCTTCAAAATATGTGCCATAATTATCTTTAATCAATAAATTCATTAACTTAGTAACTGATTTAGGAGTAAAGTCCTGTTTCTTAGTCCTTTTCTCAGCCTGTTCATCAGTAAAGTACTGATAAAACCAGTCAAAACTTAAATCTTTTGATACTTTTAGAAAATTCTCAAAGGTAATTGTTCTTTGATGATCATCAAGCATTAATCCCAATAATCTTTGTGGTGCCTTATATGATTCATCAATTTGCAGCAGGTTATTTACCGTTCGAACATCGAATATCATATTTAACCTCCCAATGACGTAAGTGCAGTCATCATTTTATTATTATCCCGGGCTTTTAATTCATCTAATAGGTGGATATAAGTCTTTTGGGTAGTAGTTGTATCTGCATGTCCTAACCTTGCAGCAACAGATTGAATTGAAACCCCAGCTGTAATCAGCAATGAAGCATGAGTATGTCTTAAATTATGAAATGTGATCCTTGGTATCCCAGCTTCTTTGCATTTGGCCGTAATCCAAGCGTCAATAACTGAGTTATAAACTTTGCCATTTCTGGGCTTTATTGCATTAGGGCTATTTATAAAAGCTTTAACGAAAATCGGCTCATCAGGATTAACTCCGTTAAGATTCTTCTGAACATCTTGTGCTGCTCTCCAATCGATAGTAATCACGCGATTGGAATAAACATTTTTGGTTTTTTTAAAATCTTCACCGGTTTTGTAATCCCATGTTTTATTGACAGAGACAGTTAGCCTTTGCAGATCAACGTCTCTTGGAGTCAGTCCCAACACCTCTGCATATCTAAGACCAGTCCGCAAATCAAAATCACACATATCTGCCAACCATGAATCATCTTTCTGAAATACATTCACCAACTTGTCCACTTCATTTTTTTGTAGATAAAGATTTCTGGTTTTTTTATGCTTTTTATGTGACGTGACAACTACTTTATAAGTTGGATCTTTAGCTATCCACCCTTCATAGACAGCATCCCTTAGTGGAGCTTGGATATGATGCAGAAAATCACGTACAGTTGCACGTTCATGGGTCTCACCGTATTTGTTAATCAGCCTTTGAACGTCACGTCTAGTCATTTCATCAAGATACAAATCAGGAACAAGATTTTTGATCTGCTTTTGAACCATGAGATATTTAGCATAAGTAACGTCCTGAATTTGACCATTTTTATAGGTTTCAATCCATTCTTTGTAGTAACGCCAAAACTTAATATGCCGACGTTTACTCATTTTTTGACATGCTCCTTAAGATATTTCAATCCCAAAATGCTATATCCTGCCATATCTAGCAGCGTATCTGCTAAGCCGTTTTTGTTGTGTACTACATCGAATGCTTTTTCATCAGTCATATAAGCGCCATGCTTGCGGATGGCTGGCAATACTTTGGAAGTAACCCAGTGTTTAAATTTCTTTGCTCTTGGCAACTTGCTGGACAAGATTAATGAGTAGAGACCTGATTCATTGATGATCGTCATTGATTGTCTTCCGCCAGGGGTGAACGTTTCGTTCACCCCTTTATCTTCTTGATCCACATGGTCTCTTAAAGCTTTCTGTGGGTTTTTGTACCCAAGAATCTTAGCCGCATCTTTACCCACAAAGTAAGGTTCATCATTGATTTCTAAAGTTCTTACTTCGCTTCCTTCAAAATTGAAAATTTGTAATTTGTTGTTCATTTTTGTTTTTCTTTCTATTGATTATTACGATATGCATTTGCACTTGCAAAAAATATATATTCTACTGATTTTCCATAGAAGTTGGCTACTTTGATCTTGGTTGCATCACTTCCTGACCTAGTTCCTTGCTCTAGGGAAGACAACATTGATTGACTAATACCAATTTTTTTGGCTGCTTCTTCCTGTTTTAATTCGCGATCAATGCGTAGTTTAATTAATGTCTTGTTCATCATCATCGCTTCGCCCCCCTCATCTCAATCTCTATTTATATCTTACACTACATTCTATAATATGTCAACACTATTCGTAATACTTTATTTCAAATATCACTATCAGTTGGCTTTCTGGCGCCATTGTTAACGTCCGTATATATAGATACGCTGGTAAGATAGTAAAAATAAAAAGCCACCCCAGGGATATTTCCCAAGAGTGGCTCTTCTTTTGTCTAATTAAGCTTTTTTAGCTTTTTTGTTAGCAATTAGGTGCCATACAAAGAAGCCAACACCAATAATAAATGCTAACCAGCCCCAAATTTGTAAGTCACTGTAGTCATGTGCATTAGTAATTGCGAAAAGCCAAGTAAATAACATCATAACCAGTCCGGCGATGTCACCACCAAGCTTGGGGCTTTTTCTAGTAGAAATATAAACAATTCCAGTAGTTAAGAAAAGAATTGCAGTGATCATACCAGCAGTACCACCAGCATCATTAGAATTTTCCATTGCATGACCAATTCCAACAGCCATCGATTGGAAAACAATAAATACCGCAATAGCAATTTGTAAAATACCAACAACTAATTTAGTAACTTTCATTTTATTTTCTCCTGTTTATTCTATTTTTTCTCGTTAAATTTCGTCTTAGGTTTAGTGTCACTGACGACTATGGACAATCATTCATTTTGCCCTTATTTGCTATTTATAAGCTCTCTGATGTCGTTTATCACTTGTTTGATTAGATTGCCCACGATCATCACTAAGCCTGCACAAAGCAGGAAAATGATGATTTCAAGCAAGCCACTAATTATCTTCATTTGAACTCCTCTGCCATTTTACTGATGGTCTCACCTTGATGCTGGATAGACTGCGCACATGTCTCGACCTTTTTCCAGTTGTTCATGTCCTCGGCTTGTTTCAGCTCTCGTATGGCACCAATAATGTGCGTCATTGCACCATCAATTTCCTCAATGTTTTCAGTCATTTTGCTAACCCTTTCTGCGCTTCAATTAGCTTCCAATTCTCCTGATTCAAGCCTTCATAGAGCTCGAATAATACCTTATCAGGGCGTTCTTCTCGCAGGCCGGCTAATTCATCCACTGCTGCCCAACACGCCTCCTCATCATGATTTGCCAATGCCGTAAATATATTGTTGATGTAGTATTCCTGTATTATATTTTTTTGTTCTTCTGTCATTATTAATACCTCTTATCGCTAATTTTTTGATTCATAATTTTCAGGATACCCTTCGACACCAAAGAATGGCACTTTTTCAACATGATCAGCCAAACCACTAAGCCATCGAAGCGCACATTCACTAGAAGAGCTTTCATCACGATTCATGACATTTCCATAATGCACATCAGATCCTGCACGTTGAGAATCTGTTGTATTTAAAGCTACAAACTTATATGTATCATTTTCAAAGCCTGCATCTGAAATCATTGAAAAAATAGCATATGATTTAAAGCTATCTCCGTTATCCCAATATGCAATGACATCTCCTTGTTTTAAGGAATTTATTTCTTTTTTCGTATTACTAATAACCCTCATTTTTGTACCTCTTTAGTATCATAATTATTGCTGTATCTCTGAATGAACTCGCATACATCATTTAACGCACATTCAATAGTTGTAGACATATCTAAGTATCTGTACTTGCCTAATCGACCGCCAATATGATTTCGCTGATCAAAAATATCTACTTTGTAACCAGCTTTAGCTAATTCATGAGCAACAACAGAACCATATAATCCTGAACCAATTACTAATATATTTTGTTTCATTAAATCTCCCTTACTCATTTCAATACCTTTTATCATTAATTCCCAAAAAGTCTATGATTGAATTCTTTGTATTAGCAAACAATCGACTTATAATTTTCAGATTGTAAGTTCTTTTAAATTGCTGTTGTGACAGGTTAGTTGTGATGATTAATTCTGTTGGTCTGTTGCTGATTCTATATAACAGCTTCTGCACAAACTCGGAAGCTTGCCCTTTATCAGTCATAGAACTCTCTGTACCTAGATCGTCCAGAACAACTAAGTCAGCATCGCCAATCAATTTGATTGAATATTCTTTAGTCCACATCTCTGTTGGATCGTTAAATGAGCTAAAGATGTGATCCATCAAAGTATTAACGTTAATAAACAAACACCTCTTTGCGGGCTTAGCGTAGTCGTTAACGCCCTTTAACATCGACATGGCTAAATGCGTTTTTCCAGTTCCAGGCTGTCCAAAGAAAATAGTATTAAATCTTCTACGCTTCTTGCCTGCTTTATCGGTACTCTTTAAGTAAGCACCTGCAAGCAACCTAGCTTTTTGCTTAACTTCAAACTCTTTAGTACCTTTTACAGCTTTAAAACCATCAAAAGAGCACTTCCACTCTATAGGATTATCAAGTAGCGAATAGCGATACATATATTTAGTAATCGTTTCTCTAGTTATTTTTCTATCGAATGATGTTTTCTCTTTTCCTAGATTTTCTGCAACACACTTAGGGCAGAACGGCTTTTCATGATTATTAACATCAGCAACTAATTCTGTATCGGGATGCACTGGGCAAAAATTACCAGTCTTCTTAGTAGAAACCCGCAAATAATCCATGATTGATTTTGCTTTCGACAATTACATCATCCCCTTTAGAAAGGCAAGTCACTATTATCAATTTTTTTAAAGAACTTTTTCTGCGATTCTTCATCAATATTAAAGCCACCACTCCCACCGCTATTTGACGCAAGATTATTAGCATTTAGGTAGTCATCAAACTTTGAGCCAAAGAGTGTTGCGGGACGCATGTACTTCCACATTTTCGAATCTCCCTGCCATTCAAATGCCTTGTTGTCCACTACTTTCTTAAAGTCATCAAGTCTATAGCCTTCATGCCATCTAGCTCTAATCAGTCGTTGAGTTGACTTAGTAGTAGATTTATATTTAGCACTTGTTTTCTGATTTAAATATCCAATGATTTTTGAATAAGGGATATGTTCATCTTTAGATGAACTATTCTCTTTATTAGCTGTTCTATTAACTGCTCTATTAATATGTTCTATTTGTGGTTCTTCTGATACCCCACCCTCGGTTCTCGTGGTAACTAAGGGGTGGCTATCATCGTAACTAGGGCTCGGGTCTTCTTGTATCCCCCCCTTGGATACCTCTGTCATTTGTGGCTTCCAAGTTGAAGTTATTTTTCTGCCAATAACAGCACCAGTTTTTTCATCTTTAATAATTCTTCTTTCGATGTAACCCAATGATTCAAGCTCATTTAGTGCTTCTTTTACTGGTTTAACAGTTTTGCATCTCAATCTCTTAGCGATTTCTTTATTGCTCATGTAAAAAGCACCTGTAACATTCAACATTGAATAGATTTCTCCAAACAATAAAATGGCTTTATCTCTCTTAATTCTGGGGTCATGTGCTACCTCTGCTGGAATATTTAAGAAATACCTAGCTCCAGTAAATTCTTTGTTAATCATAATTGCCTCTGCTTTTCTAAACGGCTACATTATTTTTGATAATAAATTGATATACAGCTTCATTTTGCTTGGACTTCTTACGCCAATACTCGAGGAACTTAATAGCTTGATCGTCATTGTTGTTTGCTAATTTAATTATTGAAACTAAAGTCTCTTTTTGACCTCCATATTGGACTTCATATTTCTTGGAATTTTCGATCTTTTGGCTCAAAGCTTCATGATTTTTATGATAGGCTTTTTGCTCTGGTTGATTATTTAATTGACCATTGTTTGCTGAATCTGAATCCTTTGTATCATCAATCAGAAATAGTTTTCCTAAAGCATACTTAGTAGCATATGAGCTGGCTGATCCTGATATTTGACTATCGTCCATACCTTTTTTGGATTCTGATTCACGTGCCCAGCCATGTAGAATTATTTTTCGCTCATTATCTTTATAATTAGCAGTTTCAACACAATAGATTCGATTACCAACTTGTCTATAATCTTCATCAAATGTTAGCTGTGCACCGTACTTAGCAAGCAAAGGCTTCAATGCTGATTCAATATCTTCCGCATTACGATAGTTATAGTGTCCGAAGGCATTCCATTGGCTCTTTGGTGCCTTAAGCTCGTTTTGAATCTTAGTTAAAATTGGTACTTTTGTTTCTGTCATCTCTGTACCTCCTAATTAATAAGCGTCTTTCTATTTGGCTCTAGATGTGCACCATCGACTTGTTTACCATCTTTTAAATCCTTGTATAAAGCTTTACGGTTAACAGTCGTAGTGGTCTTTTCTTTCTTATATTGCTTAGGTATTTTCATATCGTTAGTAATAACTGTTTTTGCTCTATAATTTCTTGTTCTCAAAATGTAATGTTTAGTGTGTAATTTCTTAAATCCAGCATCATCCATTACTTCTGTCATATAGGCTTGAAGATTGTTCTTACGATTCTCTAAATACCTTTTTTGATCAGTTAGTTTACGAATTTTATTAGTAATAAATTCTAAATCCGCTGTAGTGCCTTCAACTGCACCAGCTAAACCGTCCATCTTGTCCTCACGTGTTAAATTAAGAGAATCAAGTGTATCTTTCATTACAGTAGGGTCTAAATCATCACGATCTAGTACCTGCTGTATTGCTTTATCAATTTCAAATAACTTCATTTTTTAATCCTCATAACTTTCTCCCACATATCGGACAATAGAAAATAGGTGGTGTATCCATAAATTCATATCCTTCTCCTGCAGAAATAATGATTTTATTATTTTCATCTTTAGCTAGATGTACATCCCCATTAACAAGGTATGAGATTCCTCTATTATTAATATTTGCTCCAACAAATATTTTTTTATCACCATAGCCATCAACGTTTCTATAATGGAAATGACAGTAAGGACATTTGCCTTTATCTTGCAAAGATAGACTTGTAAGTTTATGCTCGTTATATTCTTTTTGCTTATTCATTCTTAGCGCCCCATGTACTGTGCTGAAAAGCAATCTTGCGCAATGTCTAGCCAATACTCGTTATTGCTGACATTTTCAAAGAACTCTTCTAGCATTTCTCTGCCGTCATCTAATCCGATATGATCAGCAAACCTATTTAAATCGTTCATTTCACATAGCTGGTCTAAAATAAATCCTCCAGCTGTGTAATAATCACAATCGTTGTCACCAAACGTTACTAAATCACCATCAAGATCAACTGCCGTATATATTGGTAATCCGGCAAACTCTTGTCGTTCGTTTTGAATTTTTAAATATCTTTTTTCTTTAATAATTTCTTTATTAGCTTTAACTTGCATGATATAATTACCTCTAGTTAAATGTTTCTAAAGATCGTTAGTAGTCTGTTCTGCTAACGGCTTTTTTATTTTCTAAATCGTACCCGGCAGGTATTCGGGTCCTGAAAAGATGAGCAGTAGTGCTGATAGCATTACTATAAGCAAGAACACTGCATTGCTGTCTTCTATCTCGATCGGCTTGTCTACTTGATATAATGCGTTTATAAACTTGTTCCATAGTTTCATGCTAGCTTCCTAATATGCTCTATAAATCCAATTACTGGTCAGTTGACTGATCCAGTAGATTGCCCAGTAGACTGATGCTACTGATACACCAAGCACACAAGCGTCCTCGATAGCATCACACATGTAGCTAAGTACGTGATCTAACTTTGTTTTTCCTAAATCTTCTTGCATTATGCTCACTTCCTTAAAACTGCTTCAAGAACTTGTTGATAATAGTCATACTATGGTAAGAAGATGTCATCTAATGATTTTTGAAACAAGTCACTAATTTTAAACATTTCTTTTAAATTAAAGAAGGTATAACCAAGCTCCTTATTTCTGTATGTATGAGGAGTAATACCTAACTTTTCAGCCATATCTTTTTGGGTTAAGCCTTTTTGCTTCCTCAAGGCATATAGTTTGTATTGCATATGTTCACCTCATTTCTTCGTGTTCCTTTTCGGAACATCTTTATAGTAGTCCCATACTGAAACTGTGTCAACACTTTTTTTGCCATTTAATAAAAAAATGTTCTAAATAAACTTTTATTTGTTCATAATTAGCATTACAGGGCTAAGCAATTTGGCTTAACTCATTTCAATACCTCTTATCCTTCTTGTTTCGGTAGTCTTCAGAGCGTTTATTTTTAGATAATTCTTTATCAATCAAGCCCCTAAGCCATACGAGTTCATTAGCAGTTGCATACTTGAAAATGAAATTCTTAGCTCTTGAGCGGTAGGAATTAATCTTGTACCTATTTTTGTTTTTCAAATAGTATTTTTTTTGAGCTTTTTTCTCCGATTTAGTTCTTGCCATTATTTACCCCCTTTTGATAATTAATCTTGCACCATTAACTTGCTCGTTAGTTACACCCACGCGTTT